GGTTTTTTGTGAGCAAGAGAACACCACCGACCCCCCGTTCCTTTTCTAACCCACAAAACACCTCGATCGCCCACGATCAGGCTGGATCGCTTTGATTAATCTTATAACGGGAGAGATCTTATTAGATCAGGCTCAATCAGAATTAGGAGGTGTGCAAACTCCACGAATTCACTCACAATTGAATGATTTGCCGTCTAAAGGTCATGAGATGATTGAGTTTGCTAAAGAAATCGGTATGCCGTTAATGCCTTGGCAAGAATTCGTTGCAATTCATGGGCATAAGGTCAAGCCAGACGGCCGATACCACCACTCAGAATGTGGACTCGTAATTGCAAGGCAGTCCGGAAAGTCTACCTTTATGATGCTCAGGGTTTTAACTGGCATGTTTGTATGGGGCGAAAATTTACAGCTCTCATCAGCTCATAGATTAACTACATCACTTGAAACATTTAGACAAATGGTTGGCATAATAGAATCAAACGACAAACTAGCATCTGAAGTAAAAAAGATTAGATGGCAGCATGGAGCTGAGGAAATGGAATTAAAGGGTGGTCGCAGGTTTGTTGTAAAAGCAGCTAATAATGCAAGCCGAGGAATTTCAGCGCCATCCAGCATTCATCTTGATGAGTTAAGAGAATATAAAGATGAGGATGCTTGGTCATCTATGAGATATACAATGATGGCTTCAAAAAATCCTCAAGTATGGATTTATTCAAATGCTGGAGATCAACATTCAGTTATCCTAAACAAACTTAGGGAACGCGCTATCGCAGCCAGCGTGAACCCCTCCGATACGATCGGTTGGTTTGAATGGAGTGCCGAGCCAGATGCACCGATCACACTCCCGTCAGGTGAGATCAATTGGCCAGCATTCGCTCAAGCCAACCCTTCGCTTGGTATAACAATTCATCCAGATAACATTAAAGCTGTTATTAATGATCCACCTGATATTGTGCGAACAGAAGTTTTATGTCAATGGGTAGATACAATCAATTCTGCAATAGATGCACAGAAATGGGAATTGTGTAAAACTGACCCAATACCATTAGATCCTGACAAAGAAACTTGGTTCGGATTAGATTTAAGTCCAGATCGTAAATTTGGTGCATTAGTGGCAACTCAAAAACTACCGGGTGAGAAATTCAATTTAGTTTTGCTCCACACATGGTCAAATGATTATTCAATTAATGATTTAGCGGTTGCAAACGATATTGCGCCTTATGTAAGAAAATATAATGTTCAGACTGTCGCTTATTCCAAAAGGACTGCACAAGCTGTCGCAAGTCGGCTAGTTCCTGCTGGAATTCCCATTACAGATATGGATGGGGCGATATATGCTGAATCATGCGATCGGTGGTTAGGCGCAATCAATTCCCATCGATTACAGCATGGGGGTCAAGAGGAATTGACTCAGCAAACACTATCGGCTGCGAAACTGCCCTATGGGGATGGGTCATGGATCATCGGTAGGAGAGCAAGTAGGGTCGCAGTTTGTGCAGCTGTGGCATCTGCTTTAGCAAGTTACTTTGCGACACAAGTAGAAACAGAAATAGACATACAAGTCGGATAAATCGGACTTATGGTATATTATGTACCAATGGGATTATTCGATAGATTTCGGGCAACTCAACCAGATAATTCAGTTGATGTAGCTGCTGCACTTGCACCATACAACGCACAACAATTAGTTGGCGGAATTTTATTTGGAACAACAACTGCAACGCGTGAACAATACATGGCAATACCATCGGGAGCGCGTGCAAGAAATATTATCTGTTCAACAGTCGGATCTTTACCGCTTGAACAATATAATCATTTTACAAATGAACACATAAGACCAAATCGTGTAATTATGCAACCAGATCCAAGAGTTGCAGGTTCAGCAATATACGCATGGATCGCTGAAGATTTATTATTGTATGGTGTTGCTTATGGAATGATTATGGATGCTTATGCAGCAACAGATGCTTCAAGAATTAGAGCATGGACAAGAATTGCACCTAATAGAGTATTTGCTTCATTAAATGGTAATTCAACTGAAATTGAATATTACACAGTAGATGGCAAGCGAGTGCCACCTTATGGATTAGGTTCACTAATTGTATTTAACGGATTAGATGAAGGTATATTAAATCGAGCAGGTCGCACAATTAAAGCTGCTGCTGAATTAGAAAAGGCTGCCGAAATGTATGCCAAAGAGCCAATGCCACAAATGGTTCTTAAATCAAATGGCACAAATCTAACACCTGAAAGAATTACAAAACTTTTAGAATCATGGAGAATATCAAGATCAACAAGAGCAACTGCATTCTTAAATGCTGATGTTGAATTACAGGCTTTAGGTTTTGATCCAGCCAAACTTCAGCTCAATGAAGCTCGTCAATACCTCGCTCTGGAAATCAGCAGAGCATCCGGTATTCCTGCATCATTCGTATCTGCTGAAACTACTTCAATGACTTATTCAAATATGACAGCCGAAAGAAAAGCATTAATTGACTTTTCACTTCGTCCAATACTTACATCAATTGAACAAAGATTAAGTCAGCCTGATTTCGTGCCAAATGGCATGGAGGTTCGATTTGATATTGATGATTTCTTGCGTGGCTCAGCATTAGAGCGAGCGCAAGTTTATGAAATCCTAAACCGTATCGGCGCGATGAGCGTTGAGCAAATCCAAGAGGAAGAAGACCTAATACGATGAAAATTAGTTTCCCAATAGAGATAACAGCTGCTGATACAAATAAGCGCACAATCTCAGGAAAGATCGTTACATGGGATGAGCAAGGATCAACAAGTGCAGGATTGACTGTATTTGAGAAAGATTCAATTGATTTCTCAAAGCCTGTTAAATTATTGCTTGAGCATCAAACAACAAAGCCTTTAGGTAAGTTAGTTGACATAACTGCAACAGATACAGGCTTGGAAGCAACATTTCGTTTGGCCAAAACTTTTAGAGCGGATGATGCATTAGAGGAAGCTGCAACTGGGCTTCGTGATGGTTTTTCTGTAGGAGTAAAGATTAATGAATGGAAAAATGAGGAAGGCGTGCTAAGAATTAAATCAAGCACACTTCAAGAAGTTTCACTCGTAACGGATCCAGCAATTGACAGCGCAAGAGTCGCTGAGGTTGCAGCGAGCGAAACACCAGAGAATTCCGAAGCAACCGCCGAGGAAACAACAACACAGGAGGACAAAGTGTCAGAAATTAATTCTGAAGCTCCTATCGCGACCGAAGCGGTAGAAGCGGCACAAGCTCCAGTTGTAACTGCAAACTACATGGCTTATACAAAGCCACGCGTAGATACAAATGTTACAGCAGGACAATATGCAGCAGCACAAATCCGCGCTATTCAAGGCGATACAGATGCACGCGATTTAATTGCAGCATTACAAATTGCAACAACAGGCGAGAACACAGGAATGGTTCCACCTAATTACCTACGCGATGTAATCGGAGTTATCGATTCATCCCGTCCATTTATTGATTCAATCGAGCGCGCTCCACTACCACCAAGCGGTCTTAAGGTGTTTACACCTGTGCTTGGAAATCAGGCAATCGTAGGACAAACTGCTGAGGGTGTAGAGTTTGCATCACAAGATACAGCTGTTACATTTCAAGAGGACACAATCGTAAAATTTGCTGGTGCAAATGTTGTGAATGTTGAACTACTTGATCGTTCAGACCCATCATTCTTGGATCTATTAATTCGTGAACTTGCTGCATCATATGCACAAAAGACAGATGCTTATGCAGCTAAGATTGCATCAGAAGCAGCAGCAGGATCATCAGGATCAACAATTTATGCAGCAATTGCTGATGGAATTGCAGATGCTTATGGCGTTATGCGCTTCACACCTAACCGCTTGATGGTTGCTCCTTCAGGTGGCGAGGATGGCATCGACTTCGCTGGATTACTTGGCGCAGTTGCAGATGGTCGTCCACTATTCGCAGCAGCAGCTCCACAAAACGCAGCTGGCTTAATTACACAAGGTTCAACAAATGGAACAGTCGCAGGGCTTGATCTAGTTGTAGATCCTAACTACACAGGTGATAATGCAAATGTTAAGCACGCATTAGTTTACCCATCAGCAGCTATGAGATTCCACGAGTCAGGAACATTTGATATTCGTGCAAATATTGTCGCTAACGGCCGTGTTGAAATCGGTCTTTATGGTTATGTCTGTGCAGTAAATCGTTACCCAGCAGCATTCCGTAAACTGTCAGTAGCTTAATTTAACTGAGTGCCTGAGGTTGCTCCCGATCTCAGGCATCCATTAATGGGAGTAAGGAGATGACATGCCAAGTATAATTACAGCCACCGAGTTGAGATCTGTGCTTGGTGTGTCATCATCCTTGTATAACGATGCTTACTTAAATCAAATTATTGACACCGCAGAAACAGTCATTCTGCCAATGCTAGTTACATTCAAAAGCCCAATTGATAAAGTGTCGCTGACTGATAATGTCGCCACTTTTACTACACTAGGAATTCATGAATTTACAGAAGGACAATCAGTTGTCATCACAGGATGCGGATCACCATATAACGGAACAAGAACAATACTTGCAGAAAATCTTGGCGCATATACCTTTTCAGCTACAATCACAAATGCCGACATCAATGAAGCAAATGTTATTCCAAGTGGAGTTGCCACTTTATCTGGAGCATCAACTTATGTTGGAAACGCAGCTGTTCAATCAGCAGTTTATACAGTTTCAGTCGAAGTTTTCCAAGCAAGACTCGCAGGTGGAGGACAAATCGAAGGAGTAGATTTCCAACCTACACCTTTCAGAATGGGTCGTTCATTATTTAATAAATGCGTAGGTTTATTGGGTAGTTATATGGATACCGAAAGCATGGCTCAATAGTGCCTAATGAAACAATCCTTCAACAGATCCGCACGCCTTTAGCAACTGCTTTATCTAGCGTTGCAGGAAATGTTTATGCTTTTGTGCCTGAAACAGTTATTCCTCCAGCAGTAGTAGTTGTGCCTGATTCACCATATTTAGAATTTGAAACAATTAATAAAAGCAATATCAGAGCAAAAGTTAATTTTACTATTTCAGTTGCAGTTGCTTATAACAGCAATCCTGCATCGCTCGACAATATCGAGCAATTGATAATCAGCGTTCTGGCAGTTATTCCTAGTGGATATATTGTCAGCTCGGTCGAAAGACCAACAGTCACCACAGTCGGAGCATCGACTTTGCTTATCGCAGATGTTCGAGTATCTACCTACTACACACGCACAGTCTAAGGAGAAATAATCATGGCAACAGTAGTAATCACTGGTCGCGATATTTCGTTGTCTTTCACAGGTGGAACAGACATCGAAGCGCAAGCAACCAGCGCAGTTTTAACAAAGGTCAATGAGCGTCAGGAATACCAGACACTTGATGGCACTGCTTATAAAACCACAAACATTTCAGGAACATTCGCTTTATCAATGTTGGCTGATTGGGGCAAGGCAAACTCAGTTTGCGAGGCTCTATGGACAGCAGCAGAAACAGCTCCAGATACAGACATTTCAATTACTCTAACAGCTGCAACTGGCGCACAATTTGTGTTCCCAGTAAAGCCAGAGTTTCCAACAGCCGGTGGATCAGGAATTGATGCACAAACTGTTGATTTTGAATTTACAGTTTCAGGTGGAGCAGTAACAGAAACATTTAGTTAAGAAATAGAAACGGGAGCAAAAAATGAAGTTACCAATTACAATTGAATATAACTCAGGCGAGCAAGCAACTTATATTGCCCAACCGCCTGAGTGGGCTAAATGGGAAAAGCAAACTGGTCACACCATAAGCCAAGCAAAAGAAAAACTTGGCATGTGGGATCTAATGTTTTTGGCTTATAACGCACATAAGCGAGAAGCAGCAGGAAAACCAGTAAAAGGATTTGAAGTATGGATGGAAACAGTTGCTGATGTAATAGTCGGTGATGCAAACCCAAAAGCCATCCAGCAGGAAGCCTAAACAGATTATTGGTTGAGTTGGCAATAGCCACACAAATTCCAATGAGTGAATGGGTTGATTCAGACGACATTTTGACAGCGATAGAAGTATTGGAGCAGAGGTATGGCAAATGAAACAATCGCCTACAACAAAAAAGACCTGCGCGATATTTACAAAGCTTTTAAACTTATGGATGAACAGGCTACTGATGAAGCACGCCGTCAATCTGCTGCTCTGGCGTATTTTGCATCTGAGGAAATTAAGCAAGCAGCTAGAGGTCGAACAAAGGCAGGCGCGGTTGCGCAAAGAGTCGCGGATGGCGTTAGCATTAAAAAATCAAGCAAGATCGGTGAGTTCAGTTACGGATTCGCAAGACAAAAGTTTTCAGGTGGTGCTACTACGCAAACCCTATGGGGTGGTGTTGAGTTTGGTTCAAATAAATTCAAACAGTTCCCTTCATATTCTGGGCGGTCAGGTCGTGGATCTCGCGGATGGTTCATTTATCCAACCCTTCGCAGAATTCAGCCTGAATTGATTAACAAGTGGGAACAAAGTTTTACTCGCATCATTAAGGAATGGGTCTAATGGCAACCGGTAATCGCACATTAAAGTTATCAATCCTTGCCGATGTTGATGACTTAAAAAAGAAGTTAGGCGATGCTGATAAAGCCGTTGAAAGCAATTCAAGCAAGATTTCAGAGTTTGGAAAAAAGGCTGCTGCTGCTTTTGCAGTCGCTGCTGCTGCTGCCGTTGCTTATGGCACTAAATTAGCCGTTGATGGGGTCAAGGCTGCAATAGAGGATGAGCAGGCACAGTTAAGGTTAGCCAATGCCCTAAGACAGGCCACAGGGGCTACTGAAGCCCAAATTCAGGCAACTGAGGACATGATCCTAAAGACATCCTTAGCCACAGGTGTTGCTGATGACAAACTTCGTCCAGCGATGCAGAGATTGGCAGTATCTACAAAATCAACTGAGGAAGCCCAAAAGTTATTAACCCTTGCTTTAGATATTAGTGCTGCATCAGGTAAAGATTTAGAAACTGTTGCAAATGCTTTAGGTCGTGCTCAAGATGGTAATCAAACATCTCTTGGCAGATTAGGTCTTGGATTATCTAAAGCTGAACTTGCAACATTATCTTTTACCGAAGTTCAACAAAAACTTGCTGATCTTTATGGTGGCGCAGCAGCTACAAATGCTGAAACCTTTCAAGGAAAAATCGATCGTTTAAAAGTAGGATTTGATGAGGCTAAGGAAAGTTTAGGATTTGCTTTATTGCCAGCAGTTGAGCAATTTATATCTTTCTTAAACGATCAAGGCATTCCAACCCTCAATGCTTTTATTGCAGGTTTAACAGGTGATGAGGGATTAAGTGCTGGACTTGCCGAAACTCAAAGAGGTGCTGAAAACTTTGGAAAAGCAATTTCAGTAGTTGTTGGTATTGTTCAAGGATTTATAACATTTATAAGAGAAGCAATCGGATTAGTGGTATCACTTGCAAATGAACTTATTAGAGTAGTTAATATAGTTCCAGGCGTGAATATTGGATCAATTCCAAACCCTGCTCCATCAGCTGCTAGATCATCATTACCATCAGTTCCAAGAGCAAGCGGTGGCACATATACCACAGGTCAAGGCGTTACAAATATAACTGTTAATGCAATTGATAGTGAGGGCGCAGCAAGAGCTGTTAGTAGGGCAATAAACCAAAGTGCAGCCAGATCAAATCCATACCTTTCACGCGCAGCTGTTAAGAAGTAACCATGACAGTATGGAATCCTGATTGGAAATTAACTGTCAGTGGGGTTGATTATACTGACATAGCAATTAGCGATATTCAGCATCAGGCTGGTCGTGATGATATCTACTCACAGCCAAATCCATCTTATGTTCAAATTTCTTTAGTTGCCTTAAATGGTCAAACCTTACCTTTTGATATAAATGACAGTTTAGATCTACAGGTCAAAGATAGTTCAGGATCTTTTGTAAGCCTATTTGGTGGGGATATTACAGATGTAACTGTTGAAGTTGGTGCTACTGGATCTGTTGCTACAGTAGTTGAATACACCATTATTGCTATGGGATCACTTGCCAGAATAGCCAGAGAAATTTGGAATGACAACATTTCTCAAGATGAGGATGGAAATCAAATCTATGAAATCCTTTCTAGCGTATTGCTTGGAACTTGGAATGATGTGCCAGCAGCTTCAACATGGGCAACTTATAATGCAACTGAAACTTGGCTTCAAGCTGTTAATTTAGGACTTGGCGAAATAGATCAACCTGGTCTTTACACGATGAGTTCACAATCAAATGTAACCGACACGATTTACAATGTTGTATCTGATATTGCCGATTCTGCTTTTGGTTATATTTATGAGGATAATGCAGGAAACATAGGTTATGCAGATGCAGACCATAGGCAAACTTATCTTTTAGCCAATGGTTATGTTGATCTAGATGCTGGTCATGCTTTAGGTAATGGCCTATCTACAATTATGCGCTCAGGTGATGTTAGGAATGATGTTTATCTTAATTATGGCAATAACTATAACTCACAGGAAACAGCTACAGATGCGGCATCTATTGCCCTATATGGCTACAAAGCCGAAACCATTAACTCAAGAATTCATGGCTCAGCCGATGCTCAAGAGGTTGCAGATCGTTATATTGCACAAAGAGCTTATCCATTACCTAAATTCCAATCGATTACTTTTCCAATAACTAACTCAGAAATCGACAACTCAGATCGAGATAATCTTTTGGGCGTATTTATGGGAATGCCGGTTTATTTGGCTAATCTACCAACTCAGATTTCAGGTGGAGCATTTGAGGGTTATGTTGAGGGCTGGTCTTGGAGCACACGATTTAATGAACTGTTTTTAACAATTAATGTTTCACCAACAGCGTTTAGCCAAGTGGCTATGCGCTGGAATACTGTGCCAATCACAGAGGCTTGGAACACAATAGACCCTGCTTTAACTTGGGAATACGCTACAATAATCGCATGAGGATAGGATAAAATGGCAACTACCACGAACTACAGCTGGACAACTCCAGATGACACCGCGCTAGTAAAAGATGGCGCAGCAGCGATAAGATCGCTTGGAACTGCAATCGATAGCACAGTTTTCACAAATGCTGGAGCAGCTGTTGCAAAAGCAACTGTTGATGCAAAAGGTGATTTAATTGCTGGAACTGCTGACAACACAATTGCAAGATTAGCAGTTGGCGCAAATGACACAGTATTAACAGCAGATTCATCAACAGCCACAGGATTAAAGTGGGCAACTCCTGCTGGCGGGCCAACAGGCTACACATTACTTAACTCAGGTGGTACATCTTTATCGGGTAGCATTACAACAGTATCATTTTCAGCGCAGAAAAAATTGTGGATTTATTTTGTTGACGCCTCTGATAGTGCAGCAGGTGCGCAAATTTCTGTAAGATTTAATGGAGATACGGGCGCAACAAATCACATTTATTTGGCTGGTGCAATTGTTGGAAATCCATCTTGGTCGGCAACAAATGTTAAAAACCAAAATGGTTCAGCAGGTGCAACGGGTGCAGATTTATGCTATTTGACTGATAGTGCAGCTGGTACTGCACTTGGGTCAATCACTATGGATTTAGCGGACACAACGGGTTGGAAAACATTTAATTTTTTTGGCGCACCCGCTGGTACAGGCGATGAGCATTGGCAGATGCATGGTTCAGGATTATACAAAGCATCAGCAGCAATTACATCAGTAAGTTTATATGGTAATAATTTTGACGCAGGAACTATGTTTGTTTATGGAGCGAACTAATGAAAATAACTGAAAAAGAATTTAATTGCATTACAGGCGAGGAAACAATTACAGAGCGCGATGAAACGGCTGCTGAAACAAAAGAGCGTATGCAGCGTGAAAAACAAATTGCAGCAATACAAGCCGAAACTCAAGCAAAAGAAGCAGCACGCCAAACAATCGCCGATCGTCTTGGTTTAACAGCTGATGAACTTAAATTACTGCTTGGCTAATGAAGCCTTATCTATCTAAAGCTGCTCATACTTTACGCGATCAAGTAAATGATGCTTTCGTGGATCGCAGCCGGAAAGCTGATGGATGGATCGGCGATCTTAAGCATCAATCAAGAAAATCCGATCATAACCCAAGACCATCAGGTGAGGTATGCGCGATCGATATTGACGCTGGCTTATCTGACGAACAAGGGATTAGTCATGCTTTGGCAGATCAGCTTCGACTCGCAGCAAAAAAAGATAAGCGTATTTCTTACATAATCCATGCTGGTAAAATATGTTCAGCAAAGTCGCTATGGCGTTGGGTTAAATATCGGGGCATTAATCCACATCATAAGCACATCCATGTAAGTTTCAAACCAAACCAAAATGGCGACAAGTTCGACATCCCGCTACTGAAAGGCAACTAATGAAACTAACCAAAAAACACAAAGCAGCAATTAAGTCATATTTAAGAGCTGTCGCAGCTAGTGGAATAACAGTTGCTTTAGCAATAGTAGCTGACATTCATCCAGCCTACGCAACTTTACTTGGTGCTTTAGTTGCGCCTATTGTGAAAGCAGTTGATCCAAAATCAGGGAGCGAAGCGGATTATGGTCTTAGCGAAAAATGACACCGAACGAATTAGTCGCATTTGGCGTTGGCGTTATAAGTATCGCAACCGCTTTATTGCTGGCTCTACGATGGGTTATTAAAAGTTTCCTAAGTGAACTTAAGCCTAATGGTGGCAGTTCCATGAAGGATCAATTAAATCGACTTGAAAAGCGTGTCGATGATCTATTTACGATAATTAGCAAGTCATAATTAATTATGGCGAACACACGGAAACACACTAAACGAAAAAAAGTCAACCGGAGAGTAGTTCGCCACACTCCTGAGCCTTTAAGTAAATTAGAGGTTTTCTATATTGCCAAACATGAAATGTTTAGAGCTGCACGCAAGGCTGGATTTAGTGAGTCATGTGCGCTTTACCTAATGGATAATCGTGAGTCAATGCCTGACTGGATCGTAGGCGACAAAGGGATCATCCCAACTATTCCTACTCCAGATGAGGATGACGACTAAATTAAGCGTTACTTGGTAATTTCTGATTTACAGATTCCATACCACCACGAAGTAGCAGTTAAGAATGTCATTAAGTTAGCACGCAAAGAGAAGTTTGATTCTGTTCTGTGCGTTGGAGATGAAATCGATTTCCAAACCATTAGCCGTTGGGCTGAAAAAACCCCTCTTGCTTATCAACAAACCTTAGATGATGATCGTAAAGCAACCCAAGACATTTTGTGGGCTTTAACTGAGAATGCAAAAGAAGCTCATATTGTTAGATCAAACCATACAGATAGACTTTACAATACATTATTAAAAGTGCCGGGCTTGATTAGTTTGCCTGAGCTGCAATACGCCAAGTTCATGGACTTTGATTCTTTAGGTATAACTTTCCACAAATCATTTTATGAGTTTGAAAAGGGCTGGATCTTGGCTCATGGCGATGAAGGAAACGCTAACCCTAATGCCGGAATGACTGCGTTGAACCTAGCTCGCAAAACGGGCAAAAGTTGCGTTATTGGGCACACGCATCGCTTGGGCATGAGTGCCTATTCTGAGGGCATAGGAGGCCATTACAGGCCTTTATATGGCATTGAGGTAGGAAACCTTATGAATAAGGCAAAAGCCTCTTATACGCGAACTGTGGCCAATTGGCAGATGGGTATCGCTATCCTTGAATGGAATGGCAAAAACATGACTCCAACCCTTATTCCGATTAATAAAGATGGCTCATTTACAGCTCTCGGAAAGTCTTATGGGGCGTGAAACAGACTTTAGGGATAGGACGATTGATGACCATATCGATGACTTTGAGGATATTAGCGTTATCTAATCGTTATAAAACACGCGCCAAGAAGTTATTGCGCTGTCGGTAAATCCAGTCATACTAATCCCAACGCAAACAAATGTTTTGCGGAACGGGAGTAATAATGGAAATTGTTGGAATGTGGTTATTAATTGCCGGAAGCATGGCAGTTACATGGTGGACAATAAAGCACACAAATAATGAACACTACGAAAGTGGCTATTGGACTGGGCGTAATGAAGGATGGCGTGCTAGCTTAGAACACCAAGAGCGCGTTAGAAAAATGAAGTCAGATCAGGTATTTGATTATGACAAAAACTGAGGATCTGTTAAATGAGGTCATTACTACAATCCAAGAGCGTGGAAGTGTCTACGGACACCCATACTACAATCACAAAAGAATTGCAGGATTGTGGAGTGCATATCTTGATTACCCAATCACACCACACCAAGCTGCTTTATGTATGGCGTTGGTCAAGGTTTCTAGGCTTACTGAAACTCCAGATCACTACGACTCAGTTAAAGACTTTATCGCCTATGGTGCTATCTATAGGACAGTACTCGAAGCAGTCCAAGATCAAGACTTTGAATGGAAGGAATAATGTTTAACTTAGCAGATTACGAAACAGTTGAAAGTAGATTAGAGAAATGGAATGGGGAGTATCCAGATGGACGAATTGAAACAGAACTTATCGAGGCCTCAAACACTCGATTCATTGTTATGGCTAAACTATTCAAAACAGAAGCGGACGCAAAGCCGTGTTCAACTGGCCT